GTTTTAGGTATGCTCTCGATTATTGCAGTTGGTTTTATGGCTGTGATTGTTTGGGGTATAGTTAAGATTACAAAGCTATTAAAGATGGTAAAACAACATGAAGATTGGACAATAACTCATGAACGTAACATGTGGACCAATATTAGTGATACCCGCCAAGATTTCGAACGAAGAGTTAATGATATGGATCGTAACGCTTATGACGCTATGGAAAGATATCGTCGTAATATTGAAGACGCAAATAAAGCAATTCTAGAAGAATCAAAATCATATACCGATTCACGTATAGATAAAGCACTAGGTACAGTTGGTGCTAAACAATTAATTAAAGGATAATAACAATTTCAACTTACTTTTTAAAGCGGCTTTTAGCCGCTTTTTTTCTTAGTATAATACTATATGTATAGAGTTATAGTAAACGTTATAACCCCCACTTAAACCCACTTTAAACATATTTATATATATGGATATAAACAAAATTTTTGAAACTTTTAAACCTGAGGATGAAACTAAAGACACAACACAAGTAGTACTTGATGGTCCTATTATGTGGATAGGTATGTTTAAAAAACTTATAACTAACTATGAGATCTTTACTAAACAAATAATTATGTTTTTCAGAATGTCCAACCAAGACCTAGATATGGATGATGTTGAGCGAGCTAGTAGTTATATGGTTTACACTAGAGCATATGATAATTTATCTAAAATAAATCCTGAAAACCCAATACATATAGAAGCGTTAAAATTATACTCAGATAAACCTTTCAAAATGACTTTAAAAAATGCTTTAGATTATTATGAAAATATAGAAGAATATGAAAAATGCGCTTTCTTAAAGAAAATTCAAGATATAACAAATCTTTCTTAAAAATAATTTGGCTCTATAGAGTCATTCCAGTATCGTATAAATACGGGATAAGAGTTAAAATGTAATAACAAGTAAATAAATTAAACTTATGAAAAACAGAGACAGCGTGCTCCATCAATTAAATAAAATTGAATCGGGTACTAATAAATTAAATTTTATTATTAAGCAAGATCAGCCAATTGAAGAGTATATGAAAATACTTACTGAAATACGTGAAGCAATTGATCAAGCTCGCTTATATATTGAGACTGAACCAATGATATATAATTAATAATATGAAATTAACAGCAGAACAAATTTTAGAAAACTGGGTAGAATTTCTAGGATATATTGAAACATATATCACTGGAGATAGGAAAAAACAATTATTAGCTTTTTATGAAAAATATGCTGAACGTATCATGATGATGCCTGCGGCTCATAAAAAAGAATACCATAATGCTTTCCCAGGTGGTTACGTAGAACATGTTAACCGAGTAGTTCAAGGAGCCCTTAAATTACATTCATTATGGGAAGAAATGGGAGTAGATACTTCTACTTACACTGTTGAGGAATTAGTATTCTCAGCTTTAAATCATGACTTAGGAAAAATGGGTGACGAAAATAATGAAGCTTATATTCCCCAGGATGACCAATGGAGAAGAGAAAAATTAGGTGAAGATTATAAATTTAATGATCGTCTAGAATATATGTCAGTTCCAGATCGAGGAATCCATTTACTTATATCTCATGGTGTCCAAATGTCTCGTAATGAATGGCTAACAATTAAGTTACATGATGGCTTGTATGACGAATCTAATAAGCCATATTTAGTATCATTTAGTCCTGAAACTAAACCTCGTACCTCATTAATATATATTGTTCATCAAGCAGATTTAATGGCAGCGAGAATTGAGTTTGAACGTGAGTGGAATCCTAAACTTAAAAGTGGAAATATTAAAGCTCCTATTAACACTAAAGTAACAGAGAAAAAAACATCCATTAAGACTAAAGCACTTAACAATATTCAAAGTGATAGTTTAAAAAATATGTTAGATAATTTATGATACTAATAACAATAATATTAGGAATATTGGTTGTGATCTTAGGATACACAACCTTTAATCTTCTTAAAAAGAATACAAAACAAGAAGATATTCTAATCAGTTATTTAGAATATCTAAATAAAATCTCAGGTATTATAGAATTTTCAGAAAAGAAAATGAAAGAAGTAGACACTAAAGGCCACTTTCAATCTGATGATGAAGTAGGTTTTTTCTTTGAAGAGATTAAACAGATACAAAATATTTTAAATCAATTCAATGTGAAAAATTTATGAAAGAAATAAAAAAACAAACTCAATATTTTACTCAAGATACAGAAGACGCTATAATTCTTTATAATAATACAAATGATTCATCTATTAGAAGTAAAATATATAATAGTAGAATTCATTATCCTTTTTTTAAATTAACAGAAAATATCATTCATACTTTTAAATTTTATTATACAGAGGTAGATAATATTGAAGATTTACAGCATGAAATTATAACTTTTTTACTTACAAAAATGCATTTGTTTGATCCTAGTAAAGGAGCAAAAGCATATTCATATTTTGGTACTATAGTTAAAAGATATCTAATAATTAATAATACTAAAAACTATAAAAAACGAGTTGATAAAGCCCCAGTAACTGAAATTGAAACTGATAGTAAATTTAATTATAATATAACTGATGTCACAGAAGCTTCATATAATGATAAATTATATACATTTATAGATGAATATGTAGAATATTGTACTAAAAATATATATGAATTATTTCCTAAAGAAAATGATGCTAAAATAGCAGATGCTATATTAGAATTATTCCGTAAAAGAGATAATATAGATGTTTTTAATAAAAAAGCACTATACATCTATATTAGAGAAATAATTGATGTTAAAACTCCTAAAATTACTAAAATAGCAGATAAACTTTATAGTATATTTAGAGAACATTATTTCTTCTATTTAGAAAATGGGTATATAAATTTCTAATATTTATATTTATTATTAAATAATATATTATGAATGGAATAGATGAAATAGTTTTTAGTGGTAAAAAGTTTTCTGATATCTTAGAAGAGATATATAACAATCAAAAGAAAAAAGATAAACAAATCTCTGCTCTTATAGCTGAATTAAAACCACTAGTTCAAGAAATAGGCGATGCTACTTTAATTGTTCCTTTAATTAAAGAATACTTAGAAATAAGTGTTAAAAATGATGAACAATTAATTAAAATGGCTACTATCATACAACGTATTATGAGTAATGGAGGTACATCCGAGAATGGATTCAGCATTTCTGAAGAAGAAAAAGCCCAATTATTAACAGAAATAGATAACCTTAAAGAAAAAGATAAATAATGGCTGCAACAAGGTATGGTTTTGGGGCAGCAATAAATAACTCTGTTCCCAAATCAGATAGAAAAACAGTAAGTAGTACTCATACTATAGTATCTAGCAGAGTTAGGGATATTATATTAGACAACACTCATCCTCGTTTTGCTGAATTTGGTGAATGGAATGGTATTGGTACTATTTTCATTGAATCTACTAAAAACCCAGTATTTTCAGATCAAATACCTTTAATACCCGCTTACCCTGCTTTTCCTAATATCAAACAATATCCATTAATTAATGAGTTAGTTCCTATAATATATTTAACAGATACTGATGTTACTTCTAATACTACATCTGTTTCAGCTTATTATTTACCTCCTATAAATGTATGGAATAGTCAAATACATAATGCTATTCCTTCTTCAAATATTTTACCTGATTCCCAACAAAAAGATTACCAACAAGTAGAAGCAGGATCAGTAAGACGAATAACAGATCAAAGTACTGAAATAAATTTAGGACAAACATTTAATGAAAACAATGTTATAGACATTCGTCCTTTATTACCTTATGAAGGTGACATAATTTATGAAGGTAGATTTGGTAATTCTATTAGATTAGGCTCTACTGTTAATAATGCTAAATTAGCAAATCCTTGGTCTTTTGAAGGCCAAAATGGTTCTCCTATAATGATTATTCGAAATGGACAACCAGATATAATAGAGGCAAATTCTTGGGTGCCAACAGTCGAAAATATAAATAATGATAAATCATCTATTTATTTAACTTCTACTCAACAAATCCCATTACAGCCATCTAGTAATTTAGCTAATTCTTATAATAAATCCCCAGAAAAACCAGCTGAAGTAGAATCGTATTCTAGACCTCAAATTATCTTAAACTCAGGCCGATTAGTATTTAATGCTAAGAATGATCATATAATTTTAGGAGCTGATAAGTCTATCCATTTAACCGCTAATGCTACTGTTAATATAGATGCCCAAGAACAAATAGCTATGGTCGCACCTAAAGTATATTTAGGTTCCACCAGTGGTGCCGAAGGTGTAGATATTCAATCTGTAGTTTTAGGAGAAAATTTAGTCAGAAATCTAAAATCTTTAATAATTTCATTACAAGGAGTAGCGAATGCTATGACTACGGCGACAGCTGGACCTTTTCCTGTTGCTTCATTGATAGGCCAAGGCCCTATACTTTTAGGAGTATGTGATGACATAAAAACCAATTTAGAAAAAGGTGAAATTCTTTCTAAAATAGTTAAGACTAAATAATGTCTATTAATACATCTTCAAATATTTTTTCTATAGCAAACGCTGGACTTACTCCTAGTGAGTCTATTGCTGAAGTAGCTAACCAAACTGCTTTAAAAACTATACTTCAGGGTACAATTAAAGATGAAAATGGTAACCCAATACAAGGAGTTAACATAACTATAACTCAAACACCAAGTGTAGATGCTGAAGCATTAGGCACTATAAAACCTATTGCTACTAATCTAACTAGCAATAAAGAAGGACAATGGCAAAAAATATATCCTACTACAGACATTAATCTTCCAGACATAAATATTACATTTATTAAACCTGGGTATCAATTAAAAAACATTTCAAATCCTCAAATTACTAAAAAATTTCCTTCATCTGTTCCTCAAGTAAAAAAAGTTTCAACTAGAGAAACAGAACCTCCTTATGTTTATAATGTAGGAAATGAAGAATTTAGTAGTGAAAAAGATGATATAGCTAAAGCCAAAGCTGATAATTTTTATAATATAGCTAGAGAAAATGAAGGAGCTACATTGGTATCTATTCCTCAAATAACTCTTAGCCCTATATCTAATGCTATTGAACCGTTAGTACAACCTATAGTTGACCAGATAAATGAACTTGAACAATCTCAAGCTCAAGAAACAAATAAGCAAGATCTTCCTCCTTCTGTTAGATTAACTGTAAATGTAAATATTCAAAAAGAAGAATTAAAAAGAAAATTAATTCCTTTTATTATAAAATTATTATTACCATTTGGATTAGTAGCAGTACAGGCAATACTTTCTAGAATAGATTTAGAAAAAATAAAAGACCAAATATCATGTCCTCGTCAAGATGAAATATTAAAAATAATAAATAAACGAAATAAACTAGTTAGGCAAATTAATGGTATATATAAAACTATTACTACTATTTCTAAAGTATTAGTAGGTCTTAATATTGCTATATCTGCTCTTCAAGTTGGTATTTTAGCTGTCACTGTTATTCCTATTCCTTTACCTCCTGTTATTCCTATAGGCGCTGAAGAACTTAAAGAGGAATTAAAAAAGTTTCAAATAGCTATTAATATTGTAACTTTAACATTAGCAGCTTTTGGAGTTGTATTAGGTATAATTTTGAGATTGTTAGATGCTTTAGATTTTTTAATAAGAGAATGTGCTCAAAACCAAAATATACCATTTGAAACAATTAATAATGAATTAAATATTCTTGTTAATCAATCAACTGGAATAAGCAATAGTGCTGTAATTGCTAATGATAATACTTATAAAGGTTTTAAATTAGAATTACAATTAGATGAAGCAAATCAAAGTAAATACCCAAGACGATTTGCTCAAGCATTAAATAAACAAGGAGTACCTGTATTAAAAACAGAATCATCTTTTGCATCAGACCCACAAGTACTATTAGACCAATTAAAATTTATTATAGATTCAAATCCCCAGTTAACAGCTGAATAATTAAATATTTATTATTATGAAACAAAATGAATTTAAAAAAATGATTAAAGAAGCAGTACGTGAAGCAATTCAAGAAGAGATTAAAGATATTCTTCTTGAAGCATTACGTTCTCCTAAAACTATAATCAATGAAAATGCTAATCCTATTCCTTACACTACAAAACCTAATGAAATACCTAATATCACCCCAGATATTAAACGTAATTTGCGAGCTATGATTGGTGGTGAATTTGATACTATAGTTTCCGCTAATTCATCTCATGCCCAACCTGTTTACACCCCACCACCTGTCAATACAATGGGAGATGGATCAAGTTTACCCCCAGGTGAAGTAAGTTTAGATCAAATAATGGGAATAATGAATAATAAATAATGGCTGTAAGAATACCAAATCAACATCCTTTAGATATTAACCAGCGAGTAGCAGTTGGGGTATCTATCCCTTTTAATGCCCCTGCTGTATTTAATTCAACTTATACAACATTAGATCAAATCAAGTCAAATATTATTAATTATATTTTGACTAATACTGGAGAAAGGGTATTAAATCCAACATTTGGAGCTAATTTAAGAGCACAATTATTTGAACAAATAACTCCTGATACATTAAGTGCTTTAGAGATAAAATTAACAAATGATCTAAAAAAATATTTTCCATCTGTTAGAATTGATCAATTAACCTTATCTCCAATATATGAAGAAAATGCTATACAATTAGTTATAGTGTATTCTGTTTTAAATAATGCTACTGAAACGATCACAATTACATTATAATGGCTACTGAAAATAGAGATATAAAATACATAAATAAAGATTTTGGTGAATTAAGAGCAACACTTATTGATTTTGCTAAAACTTATTTCCCAACAACATATAACGACTTCACACCGGCGTCTCCAGGTATGATGTTTATGGAGATGTCTGCTTATGTTGGTGATGTGTTGTCTTTTTATCTTGATAATCAAATTCAAGAAAATTTTATTCAATTTGCCAGACAACAAAATAATTTATATACTTTAGCTTACATGTTAGGTTATAGACCTAAAGTAACAGGAGCAGCCACTACTACAGTAGATATATATCAACAAGTTCCATCATTGCTTTCAGGAAGCACTTACATCCCAGATTTTAGTTATGCTTTACAAATAAAAGAAAATACATCTGTTGTCTCTAATTTAGTTGGGGCTACTAACTTTTTAATTCAAGATCCAATTGATTTTGCTTTTTCTAGTTCATCTGATCCCACTCAGACTACTATTTATAGTTTAAATGGAAATATACCTGAATTCTTCTTATTAAAGAAAACTAGACAAGCAATCTCTGCTAATATTCAAACTAAAACATTTACTTTTGGGGCACCTGAGCGTTTTACAACTATAGAAATAAGTGATTCAAATATTATAGAAATATTAGATATAATTGATAGTGACGGTAATAAATGGTATGAAGTCCCTTATTTGGCTCAAGAAACAGTGTTTGATACTATTAAAAATACTAATCCAAATGATCCTAATTTTAGTAGAGATAATGGAGAAGTACCTTATTTATTACAACTAAAAAAAGTACCTCGTAGATTTACTACTAGGTTTACTACTCCAACCAATTTACAAATACAATTTGGAGCAGGTACTAATACTCAAAATAATACTGAAGAAATTATTCCTAACCCAGACAATGTAGGTTTAGGATTACCATATAAACAATCTAAATTAACAACAGCATTTTCTCCAGCTAATTTTTTATACACTAGTACTTATGGTATTTCACCTTCAAATACTACATTGACGGTAAGATATTTAACTGGAGGTGGAGTCAATTCAAATATTCCTGCTAATTCATTAACATCTATTTCTAATTCTGGAACTCAAATAAAATTTCAGAATTCTAATTTAGATCCTATTTTAACTCAAATTGTATTTAACTCAATAGCTGTTAATAACCCAATAGCTGCTTCTGGAGGACAAGATGGAGATACTAATGATGAGATTAGATTCAATTCAATGGCCACTTTTACTACACAATTAAGAAGTGTAACTCAAGATGACTATTTAATTAGAGTCTTAAGTTTACCATCTCAATATGGAACAATAGCTAAAGCTTATACTACACCTCAAATAATATCAAACCTACTTCCAGGTGAAACACCTTCAGTTCTAGATTTATATATTTTAGCATTTGATAATAATAAACATCTTAAAATAGCTTCTACAGCGTTAAAACAAAATTTAAGTACATACTTATCACAATATAGGGTGATAAATGATTCAATTAAGATAAAAGATGCTTTTATAATAAACATCGGGATAGAATTTGATTTAATAATACTTCCTAATTTTAATAATAATGAAGTGATTTTTAATTGTATTCAAGCTTTAAAAGATTATTTTCTTATAGATAAATGGCAAATCAATGAACCCATTATGTTAAGAGATTTATATATTCTCTTAGATAAAATAAATGGAGTTCAAACAATTAAAAAAATAAACATTATAAATAAAGTAGGAACTAATTTAGGTTATTCACAATATGCATATGATATTAACGGGGCAACTCAAAATAATGTAGTTTATCCTAGTTTAGATCCAATGATTTTTGAGGTAAAATATCCTGACACTGATATTGTAGGTCGTGTAGTACCTTTGTAATTTTTATATTTATAATAAAAAAATGGCTATTTACAAAATATTTCCTACTAAAGATGCTTCTATATACTCATTATATCCTAGTAAGAACACAGGATTAGATGAAATATTAGAAGCATCTACTAAAATTGATATTTCTAATGATCCTCAAACTAGTAGATTTTTAGTCCAATTCTCTAATGATGAGATTACTGATATTATTAATAATAAAATTAGTGGATCTCAATGGCAAGCTAATTTTAAAGGATATATAGCTAATTTAGAAGGATTAAATTTAGATACAATACTTGAATTTTATCCTATTTCTAGTTCATGGAATATGGGAACAGGCAAATACTTATATGACCCAGAATATACTAATGGTGTGAGTTGGGTTTGGAAATCATATTCTGGTAGTAATGCTTGGTCTACAAGTGGTTTTCCAGCTTTTGTAACCGCCTCATACAGTTCTGAGATAGGAGGAGGAACATGGTATACAGGATCTTCTAATAATACTGTATTACCTATTTTTTCTTCTCAATCATTTACTTATGCTGACTCAGGTGATATAGATGTGGATATAACAAATATGGTTAAAGCCTGGTATAGTGGATCTATTGAGAATCAAGGTTTTATAGCTAAACAAGCTGTAGAATTTATTAATAGTTCTGATTATCAAATTGAGATGAAATTTTTCTCAAATGATACTAATACTATTTACCCACCTCAATTAGAATTTAGATGGAGAGATTATGTTTTTAATACAGGATCATCAACATATACTATATTAAATACTCAAATTGCTACAGTAACATTATCTGAAAACCCAGGTGTTTTCTATTTTAATAGTGTTAATAAATTTAGAGTAAATAGTAGACCAACATATCCTACTAGAGTATTTCAAACTGCTTCTCTTTATACAACAAATTATTATTTACCTACTTCTTCATATTATGCTATAAAAGACTTGGATACTAATGAATTTGTTATAGATTTTGATAACCAATATACTCAATTAAGTGCTGATAGTATTAGTAGTTATTTTACACTTTATATGAATGGTTTAGAACCTGAAAGATATTATAAAATTTTAATTAAATCTATTATTGATGGTTCAACTATAATTTTTGATGATAATTATTATTTTAAAATAGTGAATGGCTAATTATCCTTTAAATAGAATTGTTTTTAATAAAGATGCTTATGAGAAAACTATTGATACTTCTTTTTCTCAAGTAACAACCCCACCTCTTCCTTTAACTGACACAATTAGTATAGGTGAGTTTTTTAATCTTTATAATGCTATCTTTTACGACATCCCTACTACAGGTGATATTAATTCACATGCTTATTTAGTTAAAACAAGTGGCGATTATATAAATCTTGATCAAACTAATGAGGATGTTCAAGCATTACTAGATGAAATAACATCATTAAGAGAACAACTATTAGCAGCTAATCAACAAATATTAGAATCACAAATATCAGGAAGTATACCTGCAACTTAATATGGCAACCATAATAACAAATATAGATCCAAATACTTTAGAGACCCAAAATTATTCTCTTCAGGATATTAACTTAATTCCTGTAGAGGAAATATCTTCTCAATTTGATCCTTTTAATAATTATGTTGAATATACTATTAAATCTCCTGATGGTTCCTATCAAATAACAGAACAAAATTTTTTAAATTATAAAATTATAAATGATTATTCTCCTACTAATACTTCTTTAGTATATAGTGTTGATATAAATCCTGAAAATGATTTAATAATACGAGGATTTACAAATGGAGAATACAATGTAATTTATAATTTTTTAAATAACGAATTAAGTTCTAGTTCTGATAATAGAGCATACTATATCAAAGAAATATCATCAGATAGAACTGAAATTAGATTAGCATCAAATATTATTTCTAATGAGGAAATAGAATTATTATTTGACAATTTTAAAACAAAACTAAATAACACCCCATATTTCCAGGATTTTTATTTAAATTTTGGAAATAATAGTTTAATTATAGCTAATAATATATTAATTGATAACACTAAATCTAATTTTGAGTTATTAATCAATTTATATGAAGCTTTACCTAATCAATTTGCATTAAAAGACACATTATGGGTTGTAACACAAGTAGCTGATGCTTTAGCTTTTAATATACAATTCCAACCTGAAGTAATTATACCTCAGATTACTAATCCTACTATTAAAGGTCCAAATTTTGATTTATCTTTAAAAGATAGAATTAATAATAGTTCAAATTATGTAAATTATGAACAATTATTAACAACAGGATTAGCTTCATCTCAACAACAAATACTTTCATATCTACAAGATACAAGTATAGCTATAGGAGTAGATTATTCTAATTTCTCTAATTTCATTCATTTCTCATCAGCTGAAAGTCGAATAGAAAATTTTTATTATAAAGTTCAACTTATAGAACAATATAACTCAGATATTACAACCTTAGGTTTATCTGAGTCTTCATCTATTTCTTCTAGTGTATCTATTTTACAAGAAAAAATAGATAACATTATTAAGAATTTTGATGGATTTGAATATTGGATGTATTTTGAAACTGGATCTACAACATACCCTAAAGGCACAACTACTCCCCCATATGTTTTATTAGCGAGTAATGACTCCACAGTTGTTACTTGGTATAATGATTTAATAGAGAGTGCTTCAATATTTGATCGAAATAATCAAGATTATTTAGTGAATACTATACCTGATTATTTAAGAGATGATCCGCAAAATGAGCCTTATCAAGTGTTTATTAACATGATAGGACAACATTATGATAATATTTGGTTATATTATAAAGATGTAACTAATAGATATAATGGTGATAATAGATTAGAGTTTGGTATTTCTAAAGATTTAGTAGCTGATGCTTTAAAATCATTTGGTTTAAAAATATACCAAAATAATTTTTCAACAGATGATTTATATAATGCTTTTACAGGATATAATTTTCTTCCTTCTGGAGCTTTAGCTTCTTCAAGTATAGATGGTAATGTATATGTAGTTAGCCCTTATATTGTTGAAGGAGATTATGGATATTTTCTAGATGATATAAATTATACTCCTGGAACAACAGAGTTTATTACCAACTACATTACTGCTTCTCAAGAGGCATTATATGAGCCTTTAGATGATGTTAATAAAGAAATATACAAACGTTTATACCACAACCTGCCTTTACTACTAAAACAAAAAGGCACAATAGCTGGTTTAAGAAACTTAATCAATATCTACGGTATCCCAGATACTATTTTAAGAATAAGCGAGTTTGGAGGTAGAGATAAAGATACTTCCACTTATGATTATTTTCAAAATCAATTTAATTATTCCCTTAATAGTTCACCTACAATTAATAATTTAAGCTCAGGATACGCTGTGAGAACAAGTTGGGTTTTACATCCAAGTTGGTCCTCATCTCCTTATAACACTA